GCGTCGCGTGCTGGACAAAAAGGTACTATTGGTTTAGTTATTCCAGAGCAAGATATGCCTTTTACAAGTGATGGAATTCGTCCTGATATTATAATTAATCCACATGCTATACCTACTCGTATGACGATTGGACAATTAGTTGAAGGAATCACCGGAAAAGCGTGTGCAATGTATGGAGGAAGCGGAGATTGTACTGCGTTTAATAATAAAGGGTCAAAAATAAAGATATTTGGAGAACTATTAACTAGTGTGGGGTATCATTCTAGTGGTAATGAAATATTATATAACGGAATGACTGGTGAGCAAATTAGTAGTGAAATATTTATGGGCCCAACTTACTATATGCGTTTAAAACATATGGTAAAAGATAAGATTAATTATAGGTCATTGGGACCCCGTACCGCATTAACTAGACAACCAGTGGCAGGACGTGCTAATGATGGTGGTTTACGTATTGGTGAAATGGAACGTGATTCAGTTATTTCTCATGGAGCATCCGAATTTTTACGGGAATCTATGATGGAGCGGGGTGATAAGTATTTTATTGCGGTCTGTAATAATACAGGTATGATGGCAATATATAATCCATCTAAGAACCTTTTTATGAGTCCTATGGCAGATGGGCCGATTAAATATACTGGTTCATTAGACGGAAAAGATATGCACATTGAAAATGTAACTAAATTTGGTCGTAATTTTAGTATAGTAGCAGTACCGTATACATTTAAATTATTATTACAAGAATTACAAACGATTAATATTCAGATGAGAATAATTACAGAGGATAATATTAAACAATTTGAGAACATGTCCTATTCAAAAAACATTGAAAAACTATTACATATAGATAAGTTTGATTCCAAAGTAATGATTAATGAAATAAAGACAGCATTATATAAAGAAAAACAAAAATCAGATGTTTATAAGACACCCGATAGTATTAGTACTCCATCACCAGTAGCCCAATACCAGGAAGGAGTTTCACCAGCATATGAACCTCCTGAAGAAGAATATGAACGATTACGGGAGATGTACAAAAAGACAGCCGAAGAATTGGAGCTTTCACCTGAATATAATCCAAATAGCCCTGTTACTGGTCCCGGTACTCCAGATTTTCCACCAACGAATGCAGAAAGAAGAGCACAAGGTCAGATAGTGTATAGTCCCGAAAGTCCCGACTTTCCACCACCAGGTGATAGTCTCAGTAACTTAAGAGAACAAGCTCAAACATTTAGTGAGGGAGAGATAGTGCACTATAGTGGTGATAATAAACCCGAACGAACATGGAAGATTACTGAAATAGGTCCTACATTACTTACGATAAAAGCACAGACTTATTTGGATGAATTATATGATATGGATAATACATTATATGTGACCGCATTAGATATTTATAGACCAGGGGATTTTGTAAATTCATCACCCGTAGTAATGAACCCTATTCCTATGGTAGCACCAATTTCAAAAATGAGTGGAGGGGAGAACTATATGCAACAACCATATTCAGGAACACCTATTAATTTTGCTCCGGTTTTTAAAATAATGAATGGTGGAAGTGATTTTTCCACAGATGCAAACAGAGATTTAGCTGGTGGGGACTCGGATATGAATTCAGCCATGTTAGGAATTACTAACTCATTGTCTCCTAATATAAAGGTAAAACAGGATGGAGGTGGAAGTTACACAGAGAAAAAGGAAGAGAAAAAAGAGGAAGATAAACCGAATGGTATTTGGGATATGGGTAAAATGCTTATTAAAAAAATAGGAATGTAAAAACATATTTTCTAATTATTTAATATAGAAAATATGGAAAGTATTATAAAAAATTGGTACGGATTAGTATCTATTGTATGTAATGTTTATGATAAAAAATTCGTAGCTGAGTCTAAAGTAAAAGATGATTGTACAGCAATAAAAAAAGCAGAAAATTGTGTAAATGAATGTGAAATATATAAGACATATAAGTTAGCTAATATTATTAAAGTAGACTGTGTTAATAAAGAACGAATAAAAACGTTTCTGCCTTCAGAAACAGCTGAGCCAACTATATTTAAAAATCAAACTACAAATGTTGATGTATTAATTGAAGATGCTTATTCTTATGCACCAAATGAAATACCAGGTAAACTTATAACTTACAAGTTGTTTTATATTGAATCTTCCAATACATACTTTTTATTATTTGGACAAGGTGAAAAATATGTTAGTGATATATTTGAGACAACACTATTTCAAGAAATGATTGCAAATCTTAAAGCTAAATTACAAGAAATCATTGAGGTAAACCCGACTGTAAAAATAATATTAGGTGGTCATTCAATGGGATGTACAATCGCATTATACTTAGGATTTCAATTATATATGGATTATAGAGAGAATTTTTCAAATAATTTTATATTAATAGGTACAGGCGGGAGTTATTATTACAAAGATAACCTTTCAACAGATGATTTAAGAATAGAGTACGAAGCCTTACCAAACGTTTTCGTTTTTTTTTTGGCAGTTTTAAAATACAATAATAATAGTGAAGTTTTAGTAGACTGTTTTTTTGATGAACAAGAAACAATAACAAGGGAGGAATTTCCTACTTATAGTAGATTTAAAGATCCATATTTTTTAATTACGCAATCAACTTTAGATGATGGAGAAATTCAAAAAATAGAAGCACGAAGAACCGTAAAAGAAACAATAGATGAACGCACTGTACTTAGAATAGGTCTAACAATGAAAAAAAAAGCATTTGAAAGTTATTTCATAAAATATTCAACCTTACAAAAAAAAAAAGATACAAAAAACCAAAAAGATATAAAAAACCAAAAAGATATAAAAAACCAAGGAGATTATATAAAAAACCAAGGGGACTGTGTAACAGTACCTAATAACTGCGTACTTTGTAATGAACTACACAATTGGACCAGTTATGTTAAATCTTATCTAATTAGATCCATTATTAAAGAAATGTCTATGAAACTTCAAAATATAGAACCAATAAGTATGTTATCACAAATAGCATCTACACCAAGACGTATTTTATCAAGTTTAAATCCTTCATCCTATTTTAGTAGGAGTAGTGTTAGGGGTGGCAAATTAACAATAAAAATGAAAAATTACCATAAGTCCAAAAGGCAAACTAGAAAAACTAGGAAAAGAAATGTCTAAAAAAAATTGAATAATTAACTAATAAAAAATATAAAAGTATAAGGTGTAAATATATAAACCATGTCCGCATCAAATAACCGAATCTTGAGTATTTATAAATCTAGAACAACCATTCTAGAAATTCTATCAGATAATTTAGGATATAATACGAAAGAGTACGAAGCATTTAGTATTAATGAAATTGATGCAATGTTTGCGAATTCACAATTAGATATGCTAATTACTCATAATGAAAACAATCGTAAGATATACATAAAATATTATTTAACTGCGAAACAGATTCGTCCACAAAACCTGGATGATATTATAGAAGATTTATTCATTATTGAAAATGTATTAACCAAAGACGATACATTAGTAATCATTACGGAAGATGAACCGAATGATACAATTACTACGAGAATGAAGTACTTATATGACCATGACGGTATCTTTGTCGTAATTCATAATATTCGCCGACTACAATATAATATCTTGAACCATAAACTAGTCCCAGAGTGTAGTATCTTAGGCGAAAAATCTGTAGAAGAACTAAAGAAAAAGTATAATATTTCCAACCCAATGCAATTACCGGAAATTTCAAGATTTGACCCACAAGCATTGGCGATGTGCCTGAGACCCGGGAATATATGTGAATTTAAGAGAAATAGTGCAACGGCAATGTTTTACAATTATTATCGTATTTGTATTTAATAAAAATATAACATGAAAATATAGTAATATGTCTGATAATATAACAGTAGGATATAGTCCAAATAACTTTTTTTATACAGCGGCCATCGCCGAAAAACAAATGCCTCAAGAATCTGATTGTAAAAATTTGAAACCAAATGACCAATCTTGGGAGGCAAAATGTAATGAACAAAACTTTAGTACCAATTCAACCGATTGTATTCGTAAAGAACTATGTAAAAATAAAGATTTAGCAACAACATTAACAAGTATGGAAAACAGTAGCTCAGGTGTTGTAGAAAAATATATGAATGAAAAAATGAATTATGATAATATGCTAATGAATGCCATAAATTTAGGAATAGGAATCGTTTTTTTAATTGTAATAATTTATAAAAATCAAAAATAACTAATGTATTATAATTATATATAAAATTATTATAATAAAATGGCAGACCGCTCAATGACAACTCTGATGAATGATTTAAACTCTTTTAATTTAAAGTATGCAAAATATGTGAAATGTAATGGCGCAACTACATTATTGAATAGTTGTGCACCAGATGATTTTACTTGTTGTTCGCATGCTGACCAAGATATGACAACGTTAATTAATTTACAAACAAAAATAAACAGTGATATAGCTAGTTTTAATACAAGCGTAGGTAAATACGATAAACTTTCTGTCCAACAATCCGATTTTGATAGTAATCACAAAAAAATCATACAAACAGAAGCAGATGTTCAAAAATTACGACAAGATTTAGATATAAAAATGAGGGAAATATATAACGTTAATGGTACAATTGTAAACGATAGTTTTGTTCAATATGAATCTACTATGTATACTGGTATGTTATTTACTATTTTAGCAACAACCATTTTATATTATACGTTTACGAAATTATAATTTAATGGTATAAAAATTCTGATTATATAGTAAGACTATTAAATGAATTCTTTTTCAAATATTTTTAGCAATAATTCTGTTAATCAATATGGTAGTGATTTTTCAACGTTTACAGTAAGTAAAACATTAGAGAGTTTTAATACACATGGATACCAAGATTCAGTAACTGGTAATTTGATTGTTTCAAAACAAATCAATCCTTTAAAAGAGATGACAAATGATTACTCCAATAAATTACATAATATAGATACCAATTACGTAGATTTAAAAACGAATATAAATGCTGTTATGGACATACGTAAAAATATATCTGGTAATGAAATTTATGATTATAATACACCATTTAGTTTAAATAAACCCAAAACAGTATTGGACGGTTTGATTTATGATAATCAACAACTTTCAGTACAAGAAAATGCAGTGTTTGTTTTAGGAACAATTACTGCTGCAACATTAATAGTATTAGCTATAGTAATAGGTAAAGAGTAATCGGAAAAAAGAGTAATCGGAAAAAAGAGTAATCGGAAAAAAGAGTAACCTACGGTTTCCCTCTAATTTAGAAATAATGATTAAAATCATTTAATCATTACCTGAATTAATAAAAAACTAAAATATTAGAGTAATATATATAATTCATGGCAAATCCAAGTTATCCGTATGTTGATTTAAATGGAGTATTAGATATACAAAAGAATTATTTGTCTAGTTTGCAAGCTTCAGACCCGAATTCATCAGCTATGATTGGTAGTATTCAGACTAATTTGAGTAACATGTACAAAAACTACGCAGACGTAAATCCATCTACAGATGCATCTATCGTCCACCAACAGCAACTTTTAGATATAGTGAATACTGAAAAACAAAGATTAATGGATAAGAAACAAAGTGTAGATAATGTTGTTTATGGTAAAAAACGTGCAGTGGAATTAAATGATAGCAATCGTTTACGACAAAATAAATACACAAATTTATTAATTATTATGACTTTAGTTTTGGCAGCTTTTGTTGGAATTATGATTATGAGTACGTATTTAACCTTTATTCCCCAAGTTGTTTTTGATTTATTATCCATTATTGTTATTTCTGTTGGTATTTATATTTCATTATATACATTCCTTGATATACAAGCTCGTGATAAAATGAATTTTAACCATTTAGACCTTCCTTCTTTACCAAATAAAAATGCTGGTAATACTATGGCAAGCGGAAAAGGGGGTGTAGGTAATTTACTTTTCGGTTTACAAGGATGTGTTGCTGAAGAATGTTGTGGTCCTAATACATTTTATGACCAAGGTAATGGCGTATGTGTTCCATTATCATTAAAAGCTTTTACTACTATGTCTTTTGCGTATAAGACGGGTGAAATTCCGACAAATGGAAATATTGAATACGACGGGGCATATGAATTTGAAAAATATGTACCAATACAATAAAAAGATAAAATCTAATAATATTATAGTTATTATTAGATTCATGGATAAATATTATGAAAATATAGCATTAGAAAACCTTACACTTACTAATAATTTAAATTTAAATATGTTTAGTAAAAAAAATGAAAAGCACATAGTAGGTGATGAAAATTCACTATATTTGACAGATATGGTAAAAACATTACGATTCACTAATAATGTTCTCTTTGGATTTTATTTGTTATTAATAGTAGTTTTAGTATATATTTTATACAATAAAAAAGAAATTATTTGGAAGGCCAAAGTAGCTCTCGTTTCATTTTTATTACTTTTTCCATTTTTTATATCGGGATTTCAAGACACACTACGATTTATTTATAATTTTTTATTTTCTAGTACAACGAATATTAATATCACTACTATACCCGAATATGAGACTGAAATAAAAGATGATATTACTCTAATAAAAAATGGCAACAATGATTTTCAAAAATATCAAGGTATTAATTTGCAAAACTCTATATTTGACACAAAAATAGAAAATATAAAAAGAAAATCTACTATGAATTACAGAAATTCGGACTTTTATAATGAGAAGACCAGTTACTACAAAAATGTAAATATGGTTTTGTTTATAATATATTATAGTTGTGTAATAGGATTTTTGTACGAACTATTCGTTTTGAATACTATCAAAGTAGATATTTATGTAAAAATAGGAATCGTCGTTTTATTAGGGGGGTATCCATTTTATGCAGGATGGTTATCTAAGTTTCTCATCTATATTTTTACCATGATACATACTAGTGTTATGGTTAAGGCATACAAAGACCCTGGAAATGAATATGATACAACTGGCTTATTTTCATCATAAAAAAATAATATACTTTATTTTATGTTATTTTTTACACTGATAAATATCCTATTTAATTGTCCAAAGTTATACACCTTTTCTCATTCAAAACGCCCACTTTGTGGGCGTAAATGAGTTAAAGGTAACGTTGCCTTTGCGCTAGTTAAAAACGGTAGGTTACTGAAATTTATATTAATAAATTATTAATAAACTATAAATACTTTTTTTAATGCAGTATACCTTTATTATTTTTATAAATAATGTTTAAAGAAAAAGGAAGGGGGTTAGGGGGAAACCTACGGTTTCCCTCTACTTTGCGTATTTTCAATGCGAAAAGTTGTACAATCTTACAAATCATCTGGTACAATATCATCCGTAAATTCTTCCGCGAATTCATTATCAAAACCCTTATCTTTATCATAATAAATTTTAACTCCGTGCCAACATTGAGCACGTTGCTTTCCGAACTCTTTATCCATAAATTCATGTAGGTCTTTTGGTCCAGGACATTTGCCTCCATAATTTGAACCATGCCAAATCGCAAATTCACTATTAAGTTCCATCTTCTTAATACGACCATTTGGCTCACGAATAACGCGGTCATTGATAAACTCGGAAATGTAATCTTGGCTCTGGCGATACTCATTGCTCTTAGCCATTACGATATTGCAATCCTTCACCATTCCACCGGTTTCAAACGCGCGCTTTACTAGCATTGCAGCGAATACTTCCTTCCAAGAATCAAATTTCTCGTCAATATATTCATCCAACAGAAACTGAAATGGCTTTTCTTTATCATCCTTTACTGGATTTTTCGTAAAAAGTGATTTGAAAGGAACTGCACGAATACGTCTCCACGTTCCATGGTCATTGCTCTTTACTTCCATAAAGACATTACAAGTCACTACCAATTTGAATTGAGGAAGAAACGAAATGGTCTGTGGCATGTAGGGCGCACGACCCTGCAATCGGTCCTTCCCACTAGTAAGAGTTTTCATCATACCCTCATTAATCTTATCGCCCTTCTGAGGCTCTGCCATAACTGCATACCGGATACCCTTCAACTCTACAATCTC